ACAACATTCACAATAGATTATTGGGGCGTACAGGTTGAGGCAGGTTCGGTAGCGACACCTTTCACAACTGCTACTGGAACAGTTCAGGGGGAGTTAAATGCCTGCGAGCGTTATTATGAAAGATCAACCCCGGGCGTTGCATACGGCAAATATGGACAGGCTTACTACAACAACTCGTCAAGCCAAGTGGTTTGCAATGTTGAATTTAAGACAACCAAGCGCGTTATCCCAACCTCAATAGATTACGCCAACCTTCGCATCCAGCAAAACGGTATTGGAGCATTGGGAACGATTAGCGCAGTAAGCATAAACATTGAATCAACCACAAAACTTGCCGACCTTACTGTGACTATTGGTAGCGGAGCAACAAACACTCTCAACCCAATAGAGTTGATGAACGACAACAATACGGCTGGTTACCTTGGCTTTAGTGCGGAGTTGTAATTATGGAAAATGTAACTTTTTTAGATGTAACTCAAATGGATGGCACAACAAAAACTTTCGCCATCATTGATCGAGGCAATGGGGAATTTACCTCTATGCCAAAGGCTGACTATGAAGCCAGCACACTCCCATCCAACTCTTCTACACCACAGGCAGGTGAATAAATGAGTCGCGCACAATTAACCAGCATGACGGCAGACAATGTTGTTCAGGAAACACTTGTTGGCTCAACTGGAAATTCCATTAAAGGTGGTTCAGTAGCTCCGTTCGTGGCGGGTAAGAATAAGATTATCAATGGTGATTTTAATATCTGGCAGCGTGGTACTTCATTTTCATCAATTTCTTCTGGAACTTTTACCGCAGACCGATGGTTTGTAAATTTTGACGGTTCAGGAGCAACACGCTCAGTATCTCAACAAACCTTTACTCCCGGCTCTGCCCCAGTTGCAGGATATGAAAGTTCTTATTTCTTACGCTTGGCAACAACGGTGGCTGGTTCTGGTCAAACTTATTCCAATCTGGCTCAACGCATAGAGAATGTTCAAACTTTTGCCAATCAAACAGTAGTAGTTTCATTTTGGGCAAAAGCAAATGCTGCTATTTCCTTGGGAACAGTTTTTGGTCAGAACTTCGGTTCGGGTGGTTCATCTTCTGTTTATACAGTTGGCCCATCTTTCACACTTTCAACATCGTGGGCAAGATATACAGGTTATATAACTCTTCCAAGCATTAGCGGTAAAACAGTTGGCACAGGTTCTTATCTTGAATTAGATTTGACTTGGCCGCAAAACTCTACATTTACCTTGGATGTATGGGGCGTACAACTTGAGGCTGGTTCAGTAGCCACTCCATTCACTACCGCATCAGGCACATTCCAAGGAGAGTTAGCCCTCTGCCAACGGTATTACTATCGCCAAAGCGGTACTGAAAACGCCAGCATGTTCTTAGGTTATGGTCAGGCATATAGTTCAAGTCAGCTTTATTGGACTACTCGCTTACCAGTTCAAATGAGAACGACTGTGCAAGCCCTTGATTATTACGGTTTGCAGGTATATCTCAACTCTTCTGGTTCTGGATATGGTATTTCCTCAATAAGTATCAACCAAAGTTCCTCAATATCGCCGTCATTGTTTGTCACTTGTACATCTGGTCTTTCAACTAATACGATGTATAACATATTTATGGCTGGTTCTTCTTCCTATCTTGGCTTTAGTGCGGAGTTATAATGGACAACATCACGACTATTACAGACCCAACAGGCGTAGAATCAGTAATTATCACGCATGATGACGGCTCGTTTACATCCATGCTCAAATCTACCTACGATGCAATTCAAGCATCTAGCACACTTGCAGCCAACTCAGCCCCACAGGCTAACTCCACAGAGAGTTAAGTTGGTGGTAGGCTTGTCCTATGGAACTAACACCAATGGACGAGATATACCGACAGCTCAAGAACCGCTATGACTCATCGGGCTTTAGCCCATATGTTATACGGACGGATTGGCAAATTATACGCCGCATCGGCGTTCACCCTGCCCTAGCTAAGCGAGAAGACCTAGAGAAGATCGTGCTGGCTGCCACCAAGCAGTCCACGAAGGCTAACTATGTCTCTCGCTTACGCTCGATTTACAAGCATTTAAACAAGCTAGGCCTAGTCAATGGCAACAACCCAGCGGTTGATCTGCCAGATGTAAAGGCTGGCAGAGGCGTTCCTAAGCCCATTACCAAGGGCGAGTATGCCAAGCTGCTAGCAGAGGCTCAGCAACCCTACAGGGACTGGTTTATCCTGGGTGGCATGGCAGGCTTACGCTGCATGGAAGCAGCCAAGATCCGCGGTGCGGACCTAATTGAAACAGAAGAGGGTCCAATGCTTCAGGTATTGGGCAAGGGTAATACTGACCTTGTTATTCCCATCAGCCCCGTAGTGGCTGACATGATCAAGTCCCACAATAGGTTAGATCGCCTATGGACTATCGATCCAAATAAGTTCTCTAAGAAAGCAGCTGACGAGATGCGTCGCATCCTCGGACCAGAGGCTAAGCACTTCCACAGCCTTAGACATTACTTCGCCACCACAATGCTTGAAAAGAGCGGTGGCGATTTGATTGCTGTTAAGGAACTTATGCGCCACTCAAGCGTGGCCACCACACAGGTTTATACACAACTAGCTCATGGGCGAACCAGATCGTTGGTGAACCTTCTAGAATAAAGGAGATACGGTGGCAACACTAGACGGCTTTGAACATATTGCCGAACGGCCAACAGACGCGATTGGTGTACCACTGCTCTCAGGAAGTACTTTTGTTAATACTTCCAACACTTATGACTGTGCCATTGCTGGCCTGCCATTTTTCTTTGCTGTCAACGATAAGTACCCATACAAGCGTGAGACAGCTCAGTACCGCAAGCAACAGATCGATCAGCAAAAGGAACCAGGTGAGCAGACGCTCACAGGCTGGTGGCTACGCAGCCAGTCCTCGTTCCACTACGGCGCTGGCATTCGCTACGAAGAGCCAGTAGAAGGCGATACGGTCAACCTACGCTTTAACAAGTCAGCTGGTGTTGAGGTATTTAACCTTGGCCGTGTAGACCTGCTACCAGATACTGAGCAGCTTTATTCATCTACTGGCACAGGCATGATCGTCAAGGGTGGCAATGACGGCACTAACGACTTTGCCTTGATAGCAGATGGCTCAACTTTGACAAAGGTAGTTCAAGGCTCAGCCCCCGTCACTATTACATGGGGCGGCTCTGGCACAATTCTTGACCTTGCCCTTGATGGCACAAACTACTACGTTGCCAACGCCACAGGTATTTACGAAGGCCCACTTACCGCTGCAACTAACGGAACGCTAGTTTTTACCCACCCAACTGCTGCCACTGGCACAGTCAGCCGCGTCAAGATGAACTGGGTTAAGCAACGCCTTATTGCTGGCGTAAACAACTATCTCTTTGAAATTACACCAATTGCATCATTTAACGTAGCCAATACTCAGCTCGGTGCTTACACCCAGAACGGTATGGCTTATACAGAGAACGTAGCCGTCATCGGCACCACTGCTGTACACAACTTCACCATCGGTTCTCTTGTAACCGTTGCTAGCGTAGGCTCACCATACAACGGCACATGGCAGGTTATCGATGTGCCAAGTCCTACTAGCGTAGCGCTCAACATTGTCAGCACAGTTGTTGCATTCAACCCATCTGCTACAGGAACTATCGTCCTTGCATCTAACAACACCACCCCGATCTATGCTCACACAAATCCAGCATGGAAGTGGACAGGCATTTGCGAAGGTCCAAACGCCATCTATGTTAGCGGGTACAACTCAGACTCATCCAGCGTGTATCGTCTTTCCCTTGATACAACTGGCGCAGTGCCCCTACTCAACAAGGCGTTGACCGCAGCTGATATGCCAAAGGGTGAGATTATCCTTGCGCTTGGTGCTTATGTTGGCAAGTACATGGTATTTGGAACCAACAAGGGTATTCGTATCGGCACCATCGATACATCAGGCTTTGTATCTTCTGGCTATGTTACCTATGGCCCATTCACAACCATCACTCAAGGCTATGACCCAGCTAGCGGTACATACCTTACCCCTTCGGGAACCGATGGTTATGTCTACGACATTGCGTTCAATGATCGCTATGCCTACTGCACAGTCTCTAACTACATCGACAACGGTGATGGCACCAAATCATCTGGTTTGATCAAGCTAGATCTTGGCAAGGAAATTGCTACCAACCAGGTTGCCTACGCAACCAACCTTCGTAGCCCGCTGGTCAGCAATGCCTATCTCAACTCAACTGCTACTAGCGTAGCGGTGTATGGCAAAACTAGCCGCTTGATGTTTGCTATCAATGGCCACGGCGTATACATTCAAACAGATCCAACTAATACTCATTCCAGCGGTGCGCTCTGCGCATCTGGCTACATCCAAACAGGTCAGATCCGTTACCTTACCTTGGAAGATAAGCACTTCAAACTTATCAAGCCACGCGTAACTGCACCCGTTACTGGCAATATCAAAATCTCTACAGTAGATCCAGCCCTCAACATCAATGACATTTATGTCTTGACAAGCACCAGCGATCTAACCCAAGACATTGCCACTGGCCTAAGCAGCCCAATCGAATCTGTTGGATTTAGATTTACCCTTTACCCAACAAGCAATACGCTTTCATCCACAACGCTCAATGGCTACCAGCTCAAGTCCCTTCCAGCTGTTGCTCGTGAGCGTGAAATTGGCGTACCAATCCTTGTCTTCGACTTTGACATGGACCGTTACAACATGACCACTGGGTATGAAGGTTATGCCTTTGAGCGCCTAGCTGCGCTTGAGTCAATCGAATCAAACGGTGACGTTGTCATTCTTCAAGACTTTACGACCAACGAACAAGTTCAGGGCGTAATCGAATCTCTTTCATTTGTTCGCATGTCCCCACCAGATAAGCGCTTTTCGGGCTTTGGCGGTGTGTGCATGATCCAGTTCCGTACGGTTAACTCATAAGGATATAACGTGACAGGCTCAGATCTAACAACAATTCTCTACAACACGGTATTTACCCTTGGTGCTACGGCAACTGGAGTTTGGTATGTGTTTAAGCATGGCGTAAAGAATGTCATGCGTGAAGAGTTTGAAGATATTAAATCAATCAAACATGAGGTAACACCCAACACGGGCAGTTCTCTTAATGACGCTATCCGCAAGCAGGTCATTCCAATGGTTCAGACCTTGATTGAAAAGCAGCAGAATATAGCGGTTGATGTAGCAACCCTTAATGGCAAGTTTGAACAACACATTAGGGAGCACAATGCTTAAAAAATTTTTTAAGAAAAAATTTATTCACCCAGATACGGGCGATGTTCTAACTTTTGCTGAGCAAGCATCCTGGAAAGTCCAAAGCATTATCCGTAACTGGTTCTTTGTATGCCTTTGGTCTGCTGTTACTTTTGTATGGTGGTGGCAACCAACATGGTTCACCGATACTCATGCCTACATTAAGTGGATGAACCTAGCCTCTTGGCTAGCGGTAACAGTAGAACTTATCATCGGTATTGCCATGATTGGCCAGACTAAGCGTGATGCTCTTATCATTCGCCACATTCTTAAACTAGAAAAGCAAGAGATTGAGCATTTGGAAGATTTGATTGAGGATAAGAAATGACCTACCAACCACGCATTGGTGACTACGGCGTAGTCAGCAGCAATGGTTTTTTTGCCAAACTTATTAAACTAGGAACGGTGTCACGCTGGAACCATGCGTTTATCTATATTGGTAATGGTCAGATCGTTGAAGCTAATCCTACTGGCGTTACTGTTAGCCCAGTTGCTAACTACCCACGCATCGCATGGAACATGCATGAAGAACTATCCGATGACCAACGAGCAAAAATTGTTGATCACGCCAAGTCAGCAGTCGGACGGCCATACAATTTTGGTATCATTGTCATGCTGGCATTCCGTGCCGTAGGCGTAAAGATCTTTCCGCATGTGCTCATCAATTATCTTGCACGACATGAAGGTTACATCTGCTCTGAACTGGTAGCTGAATGCTACGCAGAAGCAGGCTTTCCCATCTGCCAAGAGGCGGACCTGTGTAACCCAGGAGACTTAGCAGAAAGACTTATCTGGCAATGACTTACCCATTCATACAAGCAAAGCATTACACGCCAGGGCGTGATGGCAAACCCATCAAGCTCATCGTGGTGCACACCATGGAAACACCTCAGACTGAAGGCCGTGCCAAGCAGGTAGCCTTGTGGTTTGCAGGTGACAATGCTCCGCAAGCCTCTGCTCACTACATGGTAGATGACAAGGAAGTTATCCAGTCTGTCAATGAGGCAGATACCGCTTGGGCGGTCAACCAGCAGGATATAAACCAGCAGTCTATCTCTATCGAACATGCTGGCTACGCGGCTCAAACACCTCAAGTGTGGGCAGATACATATGCCACGGCTCAAATAGCCCTCAGCGGGGCTTTAACGGCCGATTTAGCCCATCGCCACGGCATTCCTCTGGTCAGGTTAACCCCTGCACAGATCCTTGCTGGCCAGTCTGGCCTATGTGGCCATGTTGATATTACCAACGCCTACAAGATCGCAGGTGGTCACACGGATCCAGGCGTAAACTTCCCATGGCCAGCATTCCTGCTGGCAGCCAAAGATGCTTATGCTAAAATAACGTCGCAGGCATAAGCCTGCTTCTCACTATAGGAGACGTTATGAAGATCAGTAAGAAAATCGTAGAACATTACCTAGCTGCTTTGTTAGTTGCTTCTGTTTCTATCTGGCAGACAGGTAACCACCACCTCAAGACAGTTGCTTGGGGAGCATTGGTTGCAGTTCTTGGACCAGTAGTTGTTGGTGCTTATGAGCACTTTAAGACAACAGCAGCAAAATAAAATTTAATAAGATTAAAGGCCCCGCTTAATTGCGGGGCTTGTTTTTTTTGCAATTTTGCTTTATATACTCGCTATCACACTTGCCGCTCGTTATCCATCATGGGCGCTCTGCGCCCTATCGATTAACTCGCTTCATAGCTTACGCTCGTAGTATAACCATAGGAAAATTTTTTTGTCAAATTGAGCCACTTGCGTGTCTCATTTCAACCCATAGGGAAAAAATATCTCACGGCGTGCTAGAATCACGCCATGGAGACAAATACAACAGTTAATCACAGATCGTTTTCGTCCTTTGCTTCGTGGGTACGATGCGGTAAAGCATGGCAATTAGAGCGGGCTTTTGAAATTAAAACAGAGCCAGCATGGTGGTTTGTAGCAGGATCTGCATTCCACAGCGCAGTCGAACGTTACCTCTTGGAAGTGTACGATGGCCAAGCCTAAAGACATTAAAAGCTTGGTTGTAATTCACGGCGAGAAGGCTGACTACTCATCGCTTGGACCTATTCGCGTATGCCCATGCGGTTCTGATACTTGGCACTTGAAGGTCAAGTTTGATGAAGACAACACGATTGGAATGTACTTTACAGACATGCAATGCGTGCTATGCTCATCCCTCGCTACAGCACCTACACCAGAATGGGGTAAATAATGTTTGCTTTATGGATAAGATTTTTAACGCAAGTCAACCTCTGGTCATCCCGCAAGTTGAATGAGATTTTTGAATGGGATGCAAATGATGTTGACTGGAATGATGAATGTGAGGATTGCGCATAATGGGACAGAAGCGAGCTAAGGTAATCAGTCGCGCGGCCTTTGAAAAGGCTTTCGTTGAGACAGAAATTCTCATGCGCAAGGCTTTGAGCGACATGATTGCCAAAGAGATATTGACAGAAACAAATCCAGCCACTATTGTTGGCCTGAAAAGAGCGCAAGAAATAGTGATAGGAAAGAAAGTCGATGAATCTTAAAGAGATTTGGGACCACGCGTTCCTCTCCGAGATTGGTGTAGTTGAAGAACGCACTGGCACCAATCCAGTTGATTGGCGCGTTGGCGGACGTGAGTCTAAAGCTAATCCCGACAAAGAGAACAAGGCTTGGTGGGATGAGAACGGCCTTAAGATGTTCGAAAACTTCGTTACATCTTTCAAGAACAATAAATGGAAGATCTGGACTACACCAGATGGCAAACCAGGAATTGAACTAGGCTTTGATTTATTTTTTGGCGATGTACGCATTAAGGCATTTGCTGATTTGGTGTTTATTAATGAAGATGGTTCGCTAACTGTAGTAGATCTAAAGACTGGCGCGTATACTCCAGACTCTGCCATGCAGCTGGGCGTATATGCATCCTGTATCGAGATGCAGTATGGCATTCGTCCTCAGCATGGGGCGTACTACAAGGCTCGTAGCGCAATGCTTGAGCCAAGCCCTGGTCTAGAACTGTGGACCATACCTGTCCTTACCGACCTTTTTGCTCAGTTTGAGCGGGGTATTCAGGCAGAAATTTTTTTACCCAATTTAAATATGATGTGCAAATCGTGTGGCGTACAAGACTATTGTTATGCATTTGGTGGTAGTCTTGCTCATACAATTGATCCACTTGCTAAACTTAAATAACTTTACAAGATAAACATACAAACAAAGGAGAAAGAAATGGCAGCACCAGAAGATACAAAGTTCCAAGTGAACTTTAAGTTGTCCAATGGCAACTTGATCAATCTATACGCATCAACAAAAGATGAACTTGAAGGTCAACTTCAGTCTCTTAGCGATCTAGCACAACTCATCCTTTCAACAGGTGGCGTGCTTGAGAACAATGCAAACATTGCATATGCAGTCAAGTCACTTGGCGCAACTGTAGTTGATGAGCCAGTATGGGCTGCAAAGGCAGCACCAGCTGCTAGCGCACCAGCAGGATCTGCACCAGCATGTCTACATGGACCAATGGTACTTAAGCCAGCTGGCGTATCTAAGTCGACAGGCAAGCCTTACAACGCTTTCTACGCGTGCTCAAGTAATGACCGCGCTACCCAATGTAAAGCACAGTCTGCATAAATAGATGCTATCGCTGTCTCAGGCAGCAGTAAAGTCAAGTTATGACCATGCAATTCTGCCCGACCTATTCCCCACATTACAAAATGAGGGGATTAGGTTCAGGCGTGGTCAACTAACAATGATTGCTGGCGCACCCAATGCTGGTAAGTCATTGTTAGGTCTGCACTTTGCTGTTCATATGAAGGTACCAACGCTGTATATCAGCGCTGACACCGATGCTTATACGACTGCGATCAGAGCTGCTGCCATGATTAGTGGGCACAGAGTATCTACTGTTGAAGAAGGATTTGCTACAGATGAAGGCGCAGCATTCTACGCCCAACAACTAGCAGGCATTAAACATCTTCAATTTGACTTTGCTCCATCCCCCACTCTTGATGAAATTGATTTATCTATACAGGCCTATGCTGAAGCATACGGCGAATACCCTCATTTGCTTATTGTTGATAACGCTATGAACGTAGTGTCTATGCATGAAAACGAATGGTCTGGTCTTCGTGAAATTGCCAAAGCCATGCACCATATAGCTAGAGAGACTGATGCAGCAGTATTCTTGCTACACCACACCAGTGAAGGTGAAGGTCAGCCAGATATGCCGCCTAGTCGTAAGTCCATCCAGGGCAAGATCAGTCAATTGCCTGAAATGATTATTACCGTTGCTTTACTTCCTTGGACTGGCGAATTTAGAATCGCCGCCGTAAAGAATCGGTTTGCAAAGAACAGTGCTAGTGGTAGACAATATGTATCATTGTGGACTGACGCGTCACGCATGTCGATCTGGAACTATAAACAAACGCCGACTGCAAGTTGGAATGATGAGGATGACGATGAGTAGTTATGGCAAGCGTAAAGGTTCCAAGTTCGAGACAGATGTCCTTGGGTGGTTAAGGGGAAGACTACCCAAGGCAATGACAGAAAGGCTTGCCCTCGCGGGGGCTAATGACGAGGGTGATTTAGTTCTCATCGTCGCGGGCAAGCCCTATGTCTTAGAACTAAAAGCTAGAACCAAACTAGATCTGCCACAGTTCTGGCGTGAAGCTGTAGTCGAAGCACAGAATTACGCAAAGGCGCGTAATCTTGAAAATGTGCCACCATCATATGTCATTGTTAAGCGTCGTAGCGCAGGCATTGAAGATGCTTGGGTCATCCAAACATTAGATCAGTGGGCAAACATTCATGACTAGCAAACCCGACCTTGGCGCTGTGCTTGAAGCATATGGATTACATGTCCAAGAGCGTTACGGTTGGGTTGCTTGCAAGTGTGTAGTGCATGATGATAGCCACGCAAGCGCAGCGTACAATTTAGATAAGCAGATATACAACTGTCTTGTTTGCCAACTGCTTGGCGATGTGTATGAGCTAGTCAAGCGCAAAGAAAATTTAAAGGAGTTTAAAGATGTTAAACGCAGAGCAGAAAGCCTTGCTAACGGAAGCAGCAAAACGCTACGCGGACAACATAAGTCCCCAGGCTCAGTCTTACCTACAGGGTCGAGGCATAAGCCCGCAAGTGGCAAGTACCTACCTTCTTGGAAGCGTCGTGGAGCCTAGTGTTGGCCATGAGCACGCTCTGGATATGCTTAGTATTCCTTATATTACTCCTTCTGGAGTGGTTGGAATAAAGTTTCGCAGGCTAGATGATGGTACGCCGAAGTATTTATGGCCCACTGGGCAGAAGATAGGATTATTCAATGTCGGAGATTTACACAAAGAATCAGATACAATCGCCATCTGCGAAGGCGAGATTGATACGATCATTTTATCTGGTTGTGTTGGTATTCCTAGCGTTGGCGTGGCTGGCGTTAGCCAGTGGAAAGCGCACTTTCCGAAACTTTTTGAACCGTATAACAAGGTCCTGATCTTTGCGGATAACGACGTGAAGGAAGATGGTCGTAACCCAGGGCAGGAACTGGCCAAGCGCATCAAGGAAGATCTGCCAGCTGCCATCGTGGTGGGTCTGCCAGGCAACGAGGATGTGAACGACCTGTTCATGTACCACGGAGCAGAATGGTTTTATGATAGAATTGCCGCATGACAACCATCGCAGCCATCGAAGGCCCAGACTGGGTTATGATCGGAGCAGATTCACAATCGTCTGACTCGGATGGCTTTGCTATCAACATTCCTAACGGAAAAGTATTTAAAAATACTAACATTGTATTTGCGCTAGCTGGTTCAGTGCGGGGCATTAACATCCTTGAGCATGACTTTATCCCACCTGCAATCAACTCTAAAGATATTGACAAGTATGTCACTCGGCAATTAGTCCCTGCTATACGCAGGGCTTTTGTCGATGGTGGCTATGAATTTAGCAAGGCTGAGTCTGCTGTCGAGCAAGACAACATCATGATCGTTGTGATCAAGGGTAGAGTTTATAGGCTCAACGAAGATTACTCATGGGAACGCACCATTGACAATATCTACACCGCAGGCAGCGGGGAACGCTTTGCCTTGGGCGCTATCGCAGCACTGGCTGGTGGCTCACTGGTTGACGATCATGTCAAAGCCCGCAAGATCATCACCAAAGCCTTGCAAATAGCCAGCAAGTACGATGCTTTTACTGGTGGCAAGATCACAACCACTCTCATTCAGGAAAGCAAATGAGCGAATACAACCCAACATTTCAAGGCGGACCTTTTGATGGTGGGCGTGTAGCCCTGGCTTATTGGGTACTCGACACGATTGAAGTACCATATGAGTATCTTGATACAAATGTCGTATATGTGGTGTATGATATAGATGACAAAACCAAGGATTATATTTACAAAGGCCAACGCGTAATTCCGAAGGGAAGACCAAATGAGCGAGAGAGTGCAAGTGATCAAGAGTGATGGCAAAGACTTTGCATCTTCAATGTGGGAAGTGTATGACGGGGCGGGTAATCTCTTGCTTAAGAAGCACAAAGATTACGGACCCAAGAACATCGCCCAAGCTCCTGGCGGTCCACTTAATGGCTTACGTGTGCGCATGTGGGACAAGTTGGCACGCATCAATCACCTCACGGACAGTGGGGCAACACCAGAAAACGAGTCTCTTAGAGACAGTTTCTTAGATCTACTCAACTATAGCGCTATTGCTTTGATGGTGCTGGACGGGACATGGCCTAAAGAGTGAAGACCATAGTGGTCGTTAGCGATCTACAAGCACCATATCATGATGTAGGTGCAACGACAGCTTTAGCAGCATTTATTAAAGCATACAAACCAGACGAGGTGGTGAGTGTAGGAGATGAAATTGACTTTCCGCAAATCAGCAGGTGGGAGCAAGGCGGTCCAGGAGAGTGGACTTATGACATTGGCAAGCACAGAGATATTACTGTACGCCTACTTGAGTCTCTTAAAATCAAGCATATCTCAAGGTCAAACCACAGTGATAGGCTTTACAATAAAATCAGACACTCAGCCCCAGGCTTTCTTGGCCTGCCTGAACTTGAGATTGAAAAGTTCCTCAAACTTGATCAACTTGGAATTGAATATCACAAGCAACCCTACGAGTTGGCACCAAATTGGATACTTGTTCACGGGGACGAAGGAAACGTTCAACCAACTGCTGGATCTACTGCTCTCGGACTTGCAAAGCGGGCTGGTGCAAGTGTCGTCTGCGGACATACGCACAGGATGGGTTTAACCCACTGGACACAATCGTGGGGTGGCAAATCTAAGACAGTGTGGGGCTTAGAAGTTGGTCATTTAATGAATCTTAAGCATGCTCGCTATATCAAGGCAGGCTTATTTACTTGGCAGCAAGGCTTTGGCATATTGCATGTTGAAGGCAATACAGTCATGCCGCAACTTGTGCCAATTGTTAATAAATCATTTACAGTGGATGGCAAGCTATGGCAGTGGTAGAAGTAAAGCTCAGCGTAGCTGATGTCACTTATGCAACCATCGAAGCGGTGGAGCGTTACAACTTTAATCGTGACAATGGCGCAGATGTTGGCAAGGTAAGCAAGACATGGCCAGAGGCTATTGCTCGTGACATATGCGGTGTGATCGCAGAACTAGCCATGGGTAGATGGCTTGATAAGTTTCCATTCTCGCTCTTTGAAGATCGCAAAGATGGCGACATTGGTCATTACGAAGTGCGATCAACTGCTTATCCATATGGCAAGTTACTGCTACAACCAGATGACAATAAGAATCGTAGATACTTTCTTGTTACTGTCGACGGTCACTATAAAGCCAGTATTCTAGGCTGGATTTGGGGCTGGGAAGGCATACAAGATCACTTCTGGGATGAGAAAATGCCAGTGCCATGCTACGCAGTTCCGCAGAACTTACTCCACGATCCAGAGGAATTAGATTGACTTGGTTAGATGAAGCACAAGAAATTGCCCATACAGTCGCTCGGCAAGTGCACCGTAAATACAACACTTACTTTGATGCAAGTGATGTCAAGAATGAACTTATCGTGTGGGTGCTGCGCCGCGAGACGAAGGTCAAAGAGTGGCTTGAGCATGATAAAGATACTGAAGATTATCGGACTGGTGTGCGCATGCTTGCCAAAACTTTGCAACGCCATGCTGAGAAGTATTGTCGCAGAGCTAAAGCGCAAGCGGCGGGCTATGAAGTAAGAGATGAGTTTTTTTATTCAGCTGAGATGCTAGAGCAACTTCTGCCATTTGCTTGGAGAGACGTTGTGCCAACCAGCAACCCAATGGGCGAGCGCGTTGGCGGTGGTGGTAACCCCGCCGAAGGCGGTAACTACATCATCTCACTCTTTGATGTGCGCAAGGCTAAGGATAAGTTGGAACCAGACGATCAATTGCTTTTGCATATGAAGTACGTCGAAGCGATGACCTATGAACAAATCTCTGAGTCGCTAGCCATCTCTCGCTCATCATCAGAGCGCAAAGTAAAGGCTGCTCTACGCAGGATTACCCGCGAGCTTGGCGGGGAAGACCCATGGATAAGAAAGAAAGTAGAAGACTAATGCCATTAATGGATAAAGAAGAGTTTTTTGCTCACGCTAGAAAGCAAAAGAAGTTGCGCTACAGGCCAGTCTATTATCTGAACAAAGTAGTTGTTTGGTTTTGGTGGCGTAATGAAGTAAAGAAAATTAAAAAGCCTATTATTATTAACAAAGGTCAGGTCAAGTAATGGCTACTTATGAATATTGTTGTCAGATCTGCAATATCGAGATGGATGTTGAGCGATCAATGTTTGAAGAGGCTGTTGACCCGCAATGCTGCGGTATTGCCATGCGCCGCACCTATTCCAGCCCACCTGTAAAGTTTAATGGGTCTGGCTTTTATTCCACCGACAATGCCAACCCAAGGAGTTAACATGCCATCAACAATCACAGTGGTAGATGAGTCGAAGACTCTTGGCACAAAGTTGCCTGCTATCACACAAGCGCTTAATATCTTTTCTAAGCAAGTAACGACAGCGTGGGGTTTGCCACCTCAACCAGTAGTCATGGGCAGTGCCCGCGGTAATGGCACATGGAATGTCTGCTTTGTCCCGCAGTTTCCTAACCCTTCACTTGCTAATGTAGCCTACGGCTACCATGAACTTGATAGCAATAACAATCCTATTGCCTATATTAGAGTCAATGCTTATGGCTCACGTAATCCATACGGAACATATATTAAGCCACTGACAGTGCTTGGTAGGCAGATCACTAAGGCGTTTTATACACCTGGTATTGCAGCTGTAGCCATGCATGAACTTGCTGAAATGCTCGTTGACCCGCAGATCAACGCGTATAAGTTGGCACCAGATGGAAAGCAATGGCTATGCGAGATATGCGATCACACTGTAGGTAACTATCTCATTTCGCCAGATGGCTACAACGCCAACATCATCGCTCCAGACTTTACCTGGCCAGCCTTTTACAATGTCAATAGTCCTGCACCATATTCACAGATGAATGTGCCTACAAAGCCATTTACTTTGGTACGCGGAGCGTATGGCTACTATAAGAATGGCAATAGTTATACGCCACTTACGGCTACATCAGAGCTATTAGATAAAGAATAAGCCCCGCGGATAGGAACGCGAGGCTTATCGTTATGCGTGGATAGGATCACGCACCGTCGCAATTATACCATAGTCATCGTCCGCTATGCGCGAGCAATGCTTTTCGTAGTCCTTGCGAAGTTGATTGACAGTGTTGTATGGCCCAATGGCAATAGCAACCTTCACACTTGGATGTACAACGACGGCCATGTACTGCTCACGCTTGGCGGTTAATTCCTCAACCAGCCCCCAGACGCGCTTAGCCATATCCTCGCTTGACTCTGCATCCTCTTCAAGCAGGGCAGCCATCTTCTTAATCTCGCTTGGCTTGGCTTTCATGTCAACTCCTTTTCAATAGCCTGAATAGTAGGGCAGGGATAAGACGCTTCAATAGGTGACATATAATCCCCCCGTTCCTCTAAACAATGGGTGCAGTTTGCGCCGTTCCATTCTGGAAC